GCCACAAAATCAGGCTATTGGTGACACCGCTTCAGTAGGTACTGCAACAACACCAGCCCGCGCAGACCATGTTCACGGTATGCCGTCATTTGGCACAGTTACCGCACAAACAACATTTGGCGCGGCATCTGGTAATGGTTCAGGTACATCTATTGCCCGCAATGATCACACACACGGCACACCAGTACACGATAACGCCGCACACAGCGCAATCAACCTTTCTGCATTGGCCGTACCTACCGCAGATGTTCCATTTGCTACATATAAGATCACAGGACTAGGCAACCCTACATCTGATCAAGATGCGGCAACAAAATACTATGTAGATCAGGCTGTTCAGGGTCTTACATGGAAGGCCGCCGCTAACCTTCTTTCAACAGTAAATGTTGCGCTTACAGGATCAACAGGCACACTCAACATTGATACATACGGCGCACTAACAAGTGCTGATGCTGGTTATCGCATTGTTCTTACTAACCAGACAGATGACACAGAAGATGGCATTTATGTTTATGCTGACAATGGCACAAACTACACACTTACACGCTCAACAGATGCAAACCCTTACACAGAACTTATTGGCGCATCTATTTATGTGCAAGAAGGTACAACTAAGGCTGGCACATCATGGGTGCAATCTAATCACTACTTAACTTCTTTTGCTGGTCAAACATGGGTACAGATTGCAGGCCCAGGAACACTAACCGCAGGCAACGGTATCAACATCACAAGCAATGTTGTTTCTGCTGTTGTTCAATCTGGCGCAGGTCTTAGCCTTTCAGGTTCAGGACTTGCTATTGATACAGCCGTAGTTGTACGCAAGTACGCCGCTTCAGTTGGTGATGGCTCAAATACCACCTACACTGTTACACATAACTTAGACACAAGAGATGTTCAAGTAACTGTTTACAACAACTCAGCACCTTATGATGAAGTTGTTGTAGATGTACAGCACACAAGCACCACTGCAATAGCGGTGTTGTTCTCAGTAGCACCTACATCTAACCAGTACAGAGTGGTTGTTCAGGGCTAATTAACTAAAGGGGATACACATGGGTCTGCGTGACCGTATCGCAAAAGCCATAGCAACAGGGAACATAGAGAAGGCCCCAAACCTTCCAGCAGGTTCCGTTGTTATGACAGAAACAGCCATGGCTAATGTTGCCAACGCTATGCGCAACACTTATGGAAGCAATAACCCGCTTCCACGCAACCCATGGCTAAACATGGTTCCGTTTGGGCCTGGTACGCCAATCACCCCTGGCGCAATCAACCCTGTAAACCCAGAAACAGGCCGCCCAGAGCCACGCCGCTTTGAATACCAGGTAGCGCAGAACATCAATGTCACTGCTACCCGTTTAGTACCTTTCCAGACACTACGCGCCGCAGGTGACAGCATTGATATTTTGCGCCGTTGTATTGAAGTCACTAAAAACAAACTCAGTGGCCTTGATTGGGATATTGTCCTGGCGCAAGACGCTTCAGAGAAGATTGCGGCTGAGTCAGGTGGCGATCATGTACGCGCTATGGCTAAAGCCCGTGAGAAATACACAGATGAAATTGCTCGCTTGCGTGAATTTTGGGAAACTCCAGATAAGGCTAACGGCTTAACATTTTCTGACTGGCTAATGATTGCCGCAGAAGAAACATTGGTTATTGACGCACTTGCTATCTACCCACAACCGTCAGTAGGTGGAGATCTATACGGTTTCCAGATCCTAGATGGCTCAACAATTAAGCCGTTGATTGATGATCGCGGTATGCGCCCACAACCACCTGCCGCCGCTTACCAACAGATCCTTTACGGCTTCCCACGCTCAGAGTTCAGTGCGACAGAGGAAGATCCAAAGGCAGATGGTGAATTTTCATCAGACAATCTTGCTTACTTGATCCGTAACCGCCGCACTACAACCGTATATGGCTTCTCTCCAGTAGAGCGCTCCCTACCGCTTGCTGACATTTACCTACGCCGCCAGCAATGGATCCGCGCTGAGTACACAGATGGCGTATTGCCAGATCTCATGTTTACAACAGATGCGGATTGGGGAACTAACCCAGATCTGCTTCTTGCCTATGAAAACATTATGAATGATCAACTTGCAGGAGATACAAACCAGCGTAAGCGCGCCCGTTTGCTCCCATCTGGTCTTTCTCCTGTTGTTAATGAAGGTTATGGCGAGAAGTTCAAGGACACACTTGATGATTATTTGATTACTAGCATTTGCGGTCACTTTGGCGTACAGCCTTCAGAAATTGGCTTTGCTCCAAAGGGCGGGCTAGGCGGTGCAGGGTTCCAGGAAGGTGAAGCACAGAGCGCTGAAGCCATTGGTATTCAACCGCTTGCTAACTGGTACTCCAAGATGCTTACAAACCTTTCTTACACATATCTCAACATGCCGCGTGAACTTGAATTTAAGTTAATGACTTCTAAGCGCCAGGACAATGAGAGTTCTGCCCGTAAAGCACAGATTGAAGTTACATCTGCGGGCAAGACAATCAATGAACGCCGCTCAGAGTTAGGTTTGCCGCTATTAGATACACCGCAGGCTGATATGCCTATGATCGTAAGCGGATCAGACATATTCCTGTTTTCACCTGATGGCATTATCAACGCCGCAACAGTCACATCTGCTCCCGCACTAGAAGGCCCAGATGCAACGCCTGTTGATCCCCAAACTCCTGCAATCAACAATGGTGAGCCGCTCCAAGAACAAGGTGTGCCAAAGGTTGAGGAAGAAGAAGCGGAAACTGAAGAAGATGACGCTGAAAAGGAAAGAGAAACGGCTGATGAAGTAAAGGCTTTTATGAAGTGGGCTAACAAAGGTAAGCGCGCCCGCCTATTTGAGTTTAAGTCACTTGATCCTATTGTTGGGGAAGCGCTTAACCGTTGTGCTTTTGACGGGGATCTTGATACCGCAAGAGCATTGGCTAAAGCGTATTTGACATGAGTTACAAAGCCGCGCTTGATGCAGATGCAAGAATAGCGGCTAAGAATTCATTAAAGATCATAGCGGCGTTACGCCAGACATTTGACGCTAAGGCCGTTTATGAGCAGTACCTAAGTACACAGCCCAATGTGACTAAAAACCCTGCCCAGGATCGCGCTCGCGCCCGCGCATGGGCCATTATGAATGTCACTCCTAACATGCAGGCAATGAACACAGTCATGCAACGCGTATTGGCTGAAGGTTATGTGACGGGTGAAGCATTTGCTGATGAACAATTACGCATAGCCCGTGAACTAAAAAAGGCTGATGATGCTTACATAGATTGGGCTAACTGGAAGCCTGGAGATAGAGCCGCCGCACTATTGCTACGCCCGCCTAAAGCATTTGAGCAGTTGCTACAAAGCCAGGGCATAGCGCTGAAAGAAATGAGCCAAACAACAGTCAGAGATGTTGGTAATGCTGTTGCTGACGCTATTGAACTAGGTATGAGCGCAGAAAGAAGCGCCAAAAACATCATGCGCCAGGTGGCTAACCCTGCCAGAGCGTTATCTATCGCTATCACTGAGCAGAACCGCGCTATTTCTTACGCGACTGTTGAACGCTACAAACAAGGTGGCTTGCAACAGATGGAATGGGAAGTTTCTGACCCTTGTAAGATCTGCGCCCTAAACACTAACCAGGTTGTAAACATTGGCAGTGCATTTAACTCTGGCAACACACAGCCGCCTGCACACCCGCATTGCCGTTGCGTATTGCTTCCTGTAATCCCTGACTTTGGTGACGCTCCACTACCAGGGGCCACAATCGTTGCGCCACCTGCCCCTGTATCCGTACCTAATCTTTTCCCAACTCCTAAAGAACAAATTGATCAAGCGCTTGCAACGCTTCAAGCAGGCAAACCGCTAAATGAAGCCCTAGACATATACCAAGCGTTAGATGCCCGCCCATTTGAGCCTGGTGCATGGGAGATTATTCCGCGCATGGTTGTTAAAGAAGCGGCTATTCAAAATATAAGCAGGGTTTTAGTTTTCCCTATGGCAAGAGATCAGATAGAAAGAACATTTTTTGGTTCTAGGATTAAAAAAGTAGATCAACTGTTTCTTGAAAAAGCCGTAATCTATAAAAACGGCCCTGTTGAAGTGCAATTTTCTAGCACAGGTTTAACATTAACTGAAGCAGAACGCAGAATGGTTCTTAGGGAAGTTGAAAAATTGCAAATTACAAACCCTAAACCACGGGCAGTAATACACATTGATAAAAACGCAAGCGGTAAATATGGGTGGGCTTATAGAGAAGATGCCTACATTACGCCTAAAACAATTAAAGAACCTAAAAGAGATGAAGGCACATTTAAGATGCCTGCAACTTCCGCTACTACGCAATTTGAATACACATTGGCGCATGAATGGGGCCATCTTATTGATGACATTACAAACGGTGTTCAATCTCCTATACACGCCAACGCTATTGCCAGACTGCAAAGAGAATACCCTGATGCTTTTAGAAGCCGATATTCAGGAGAAAACAGTAAAGAATTTTTTGCAGAAATGTTTACAGAGTATTACAGGACAGACGGCAAAACCCCTAACTTAATGGTGCAGGCTTTTGCTAGGGAATTTGGGTGGAAAGTACCTGAAGTTCCTGGCCCTAAAGTTGGTTATGTAGCGGCTCAAAAACCTGCTGACTATTTCACCCCGCAAAAGGCTATGGAATTACAAGACGGCGTACCCTGGCGGCCTGAAGGGGAAAACCTTTATCTTAAAAAAGTGCTTGATGAACAAGGGTTTCTTGGTAAACCCAGAGTTGTTACGGCAGATGAATTTAAGAAAACCATGGACTCAGGAGCAATACCTTTACACAGAGGCGTGGCAGGAGATACCCCTGAGCAGGTAGATCAATTTGTGGCCCAATTACTTACGGGGGATACTCCTTACATTGGGCGCGGAATGTTTGGTGATGGCACTTACTTCACCGACAAACCTACAACGGCGCTGAAATTTGCTAAAGAGGACAGGGTGGGAAACCCTATTGAATTTGGTAAAACTATTGAAGCCGCTTTAGATCCAAACGCAAAGATTGGGTATTTAGAGGACATTCAAAAAGAATTTATGGCTACAACAGAAATGACTGCGGCCAGAAAGGAATTCTATTTTTCCTACCCGCAAGATTTTTATGAAGATGCAAGTATGTGGGCCGCCGCTAATGGTTATGATGTTATACGCATCAGAAACCCAATAGTGAATTGGGAAACCATGGAGAAATTGCCTGATACCTACACGATTGTTCTTAACAGAACAGCCTTAATTATCAAGGAGATGCCATGACTGAAGTAGAACTAAGCCGCAAGATGGGCGTATTGGTTGCTTACTTAAATCAAGGGGCTATCAAACGCTTGTTTGAAGCGCTCAAAAAAAGCACTTCTTATGACACATTACAAGAGCCGTACAAGACATGGCTTATAGATCACTCAGCAATACCTACAAAGGATCTAAGAGCAAACGCACAGAAGGCAAGAAAGGCAAAGGCGTAACTTATGGAAACTGAAAACTGTAATCCACCTAAAGTTGATGATTGGTCAGAAATATCAATTTTTGAAGTTGTGTTGGGCGCACAAGAAAACATACCTGGCGCTAAAGCAGAATTGGCGCGTAGGGAAAAGGAAGCCCAAGAATTAGACAAAAGCGCTGACATTGAAAAAGGCAATCCAAACAGAGATCCCAGAACTGGACAGTTCACATTTGGCGCAGGCGGCCCACAAGCAGGTAGTGGCGGTGGAAGCGCGGGCGCGGGAGATGCTGAAAGCGGTGAATCCTGTAACTATTTACAGAACTGTTCCTGAAAGCGTGGACACAATTAACCCTGGCGATTGGGTGACACTTTCACCTACTTATGCACAAGAACATCTTAGAAGTAATGTGTTGGGTGGCAAAGTTATTAGCCAGGTTGTTCCCGCTAGAGATTTATGGTTTGACGGCAACAGCATTAATGAATTTGGCTATGACCCAGTATCAACAAGCAAAAGCGTAACTAATACCCCACCAGAATTACTACACGCACAAAAAGATATTGATACAGTTAGCAGTAAGGCTTTGGACTTATCGCAAATCCGCGTGGAATGGATAGAGGAATAACATGGCAGTAGCACATTTGAATGTAACCGTAGGAACAACCGCAACACCGATTGTTAAACTACCAACAGGATTGCCATATACAGCAGTTCAAATTTGTAATGGTGACACACAAAGCATTTGGATTGGTGATGCCACTATTGCCACATCAGGCGCTACAAAGGGAACAGTGATTACTGCTGGTTCAGTGTTTACTATCTGGCTACACGCTGGTGATGTTCTTTATGGCATTTCAGCCGCAGGTACAGCCGCAGGTGCAGTCACCGCAGTCTATTCAGGCATCTAAGGAGAACC